CTGACGCCCTGCACTCGGTCTTTCAGATTAGATTCAATGATCGACCAGCGGCAATTTCCTCGCAGATTCGATCCACCAACTCATCAGTGTAATCAGTTGGCCTTCCAATTTTTACTTCTTCAGTCATCTAAAACTCCATCAATTTGTTACGGACAATTATACGCGCAGAAATTCGGATTGGGATACTGTCTTTTCTAGACAGGTTTCCGTTTCGTATCCGTTTTCTACATCTGCCCAGAATCATATCCGTTTTTCATTTCTGTTTTTGTTTAAGTTGTTGATTTGTATGTAATAAAAAACGGAAGATGATTCCGATTCCGTTTGATTCCGTTATTCCGTTTTTTTGGCACTTTTTTTATAACTATTTGATTTCATTAAATTAAAAAACGGAATTAGGTTCAATTCCGTTTTATTCCGTTTGGCACTAATCTGAGCCACCAAAATCTATGATCAAACTGGCTGATTTTGCCGACCATCCCTTTTCATATTTTTCGATGTAATCTGCATCCAGCAGGATTCCAATCATTGTGCTTGTTGATGGTTGAAGTTGCTTTCTTGCATATGATTCAGTCGCACCCAGTTCGTTAACCTGATACTCAAGCAACGCGCTTCGAGATAAGAACGGTCGATTCTTGTCATCTCTATCTCTATGGCAATGATGCCACGCTCGCTCAAACCGTCTACGATTCTCTTCAACTTTGGATACTTTCTTATCCATTTTGATTGGTTTGTTGGCTGATTCCAAGACAACGCTCGATACCTGATCGCCGTCCTCGTCACGCCAGCCTCGGATATCAACCTTATTTAAGTCAAAAAACAAACTGTCCTGCATCTCGGCGTCCTTCATCTTTCTCTGGATTACCTCGATTGGGCCTCCGTTCTTGCTCGGCTTAACGCTAACCTCAATATCAAGCGCACCTCGCCATGCACTAGATCCTCTGGCACGGTGCTGCGCGTCATCAGAAACGCCGGTGTGATGCACTAGAACGACCGTACAGTCAAACTCTTGCATTAGTAATGCGCAGGCATCCAGCATTGTCTTGGCGTCCTGAGCGCTGTTCTCATCGCCTTTAAGGAATCGGTGCAAAGTATCCACCACGATAACCTTTGGCGTCTCAGGCAGCGCTCGAACGTTGTCGATGACCTTTACCAAGCCCTCGCTTGAGTTGAGATCAGTGCCGGTCTTGCTCATCCAGAATTTAATCTTATCGACGCCAAAGTTCTGCATCCAAGCGGCGACTCTGGCTCGCAGACCATAATGGCCCTCACCAGCCAAGTAGACGATCGGCAAGTCTTTTGTCCTGTTGCCGCACCAATCGCGATTATCCATTTCGACAGCTGCCATCCTGAGGCACCAGTCGAGGACTAGGAACGTCTTGCCTGAGCCGCTAGGCCCGTGAACCATCATGAGTGACTTATTCTGTAGCCAGTTCTTTATGTACCAGCTGATCGGCGCTGGCTTTGTCGTGAACTCATTGCCGTCGACCAGCCAGTCCAGCTTGATCTCAGGTGGCTCCAGTAGAGCCGATAAGTCATTGCCTGCCAGCAGGTAATCGTTAGCGTCGCCCTCATCGGGGGGAATGATGACGGTCGCTCCGTACTTCGCGCTGGCTTGGTCTGCGTATGACTTACCGACTCCACTAGAATCATGATCTGCCACTATGATGATGCGCTGAGAGGCTCCAAAACGCTCTCTGAGCTGCCCAACAACATTGGGGATGTTACTCGCCGAGTATGCAACGTAACACGCCACACCGCTCGTCTCAGCGATTGTAGCGGCAGTTGCAAAGCCCTCGGCTACATATATGTGCGCATCCTGATTCGATCCGATACGCCATAGCGATCCGCCGGTCTTGCCGCCGGGATGATAGAGCTTGCCCCCATCCGAGTCGATGTATTGCACGGTAGTCATCTCGCCGTCACTGTTAAACAGTGGCACGATCAACCGACCGTCGCCGGTGACTCGAGCGCCGTTAGGCTGGATCTTTTTCTTGACTAGGTACGGATGATCCTCTGTGGCCTCGGCAGCCTCACTCCAGATCTTATTGACAACGTCCGAGACGTTATCGCGCATCAGTTTCTCTGCCGCCTCCCGTGCCTGCCGCGCCTCTTCCATGCGTTGCGTAAATGCAATCTGCTCATGCGGCGTGAGTGTACGACCGATGTCGGCGACCCATTTGTGTTCAACGCCGAAACGCCAGTCCCCAAACTTACCAGCGCATACACCATCACCAAAAGCAATATACCAGCCACTCTTATCGCCGTAACCGCCTCGGCCTTTTGATCCTGATCTAAAGCGGTGTATCTTGCCATCCAGTAATATCTCCGATGGTGGCTCGAGGCCAGCATCAATAATTGCGTTCTTGAGTTGGACTTCAGGTGGATCGATTAAACGCTTGGTATCCCCCCAGATGTCCTCAATGTTAGCCACGTTCCAAGTTTGGGCAGGTAGCTGAGAAATACTCCATCAACTTCTTGACCGTCGAGATACTCGGATCGGCGTCCTCATTCTTGACGATCGAGCGCAATGTCGAGTAGCCGATGCTGGTACGACGACTGATCTCGCGCAGGTTTCTATCGGACAGCAATCGCTGAATTTCTTTCACTTCCATTTGATTCTCCTAGTTATGACGTTTTTTTTGAGTTTATCGAAACAAAAGAACTAAATCAACATAAATTCGGTTGATACCTAAGTACGCACCGAAAAAACTTTCGCCGTTCGATAGCTGGCTATCAAACGGAATTTCTTGTACTATCTCCATAACGCCACATGATGTGGCCTGTAAAAAGGAGATATTGCATGAAACAACTCAAAATTTATCGGAAGAAAGAACTCTGCGAACTGCTTGGTATCAGCTCGGCAACACTTTATCGAATGGTAAAAGCCGGATCTTTTCCTAACTCGATTCGCATATCGGAACACATGGTCGGTTGGTTAGCCGGCGATGTTGAAGAATGGCTGCATTCATTGCCTAAAAACAAGCTGGAGGTGCGTGAAAATGACTGATCGGCGTCTGAACAAAGGGGCTAGCGCCCCTAACTCGCCTGACCTTAGCAACTTTAGCAACATTAGCAGCTCTTGATAGAAAATTAATCTGGAATTACAATCGCGGCATCGTTCATCCTAACGGACGGAAGTAGACACCAGTCGAAGGAACGCGCCTAACTTTTAACCGAGGGAGGTGCTATGTACGCACAATATCGACGTCGACTCGAGATCGACGACCACAAAAAAACTCAGCTACTCAAGTTGGTTCAAAAGACCAGAATCCGTACACCATCCGTTTGCCGTTGTTGCTGCAATCGTAAGTGTCGTAAATGATGTGATCGATGACACAGCTATAGTGCTTCGATAGCGATAGGACTAGCCTGCCTATTGGCAGCTCGGCGGCGTTCATATGGACTCTGTCACGGGAGCCAATGCGGCAGGTGATGTTCCACACGAAACCAGACTCGACCATGTAACGTTTGAATGCAGGCTTGTTCGTCAGGATTCCATCCTCGGGGATGTATCCCAGCTTGTTAGCAATCAACTTTTTAAAATCATTGTGAACTGATCGATACGGCCTGTCCGAGGCCAAGGCAATCGAGCGGATCACACAGTCACCGGTAAAGCTGCCTCGAAGCCCGGCGTCCTTTCTTCCACCGTCGGTAATAATTAATTTCATAAATAGACACTAAAGCGCTTGTGATTTATATCTACATCGATTAATATTACTACATGGACAGACGGAATGGCCGACAGTCCTAACAAAAATAACAGGAGATTCAAAATGAAAACAGAAAAAACTTTAATTAGCACTTTAGACGTTGACCGACTCGGCGAGCTGACTAAGCAAATGGCTGCTCTCAAAAAGGAAGCCGACGCAATCAAAGATAACCTCAAAGATTTTTGCAATGCTAACAACGTCAAAAAAGTTGAGGGCGCACTGGTCACCGCAACGTATGTTGAGGCCAATCGCAAAGTTGTAGACTACAAAACTTTGTGCGCTGACATGGGCGTCGACTCAGATACGCTCGGCAAGTACACAACTCACAATGCTATTTTCAGCATCAAGTTGTCATGAAACATAACGAGCAAATGCAAAAGATGCGCGAGGCTGTTGCCCAGACTACTGGTCAGCGGCACTGCGCATACTGTAACCAGTATCGACCGCTCGACGGCGGTCGGTGGAGACTAACCAAAACAGCTAAAAAATGGATGTGCGCAAAATGCGTAGATATTAGGAGACCAAAAAAATGAATGGAACAATCGTAATCAAAGTTAACTTATTATTTTTAGCAATGGCGGCTGACCGCGATCACGCCATCCCAGAAATTTTAAAAGTAAAAGATAAGTGGGCGTGGATTCCTCGGGACTGCGCCGAGTTGCCAGATCTGCTTGAGTACGCGGAGTATCATAAAGAAAACGAAGATGCTCCGTTCGATTCGTATGCCCGAGAAATGCATCGCGAGGCAAGAACTTTTGTCGACATCGTCACACCAGTTATGGTTGAAAAGTGGGAGAATGCAGAATGATTGAAAAATGGATGCACGTCATTACCAACTTATTGTTGGTGCTAGTCGGTACCGTAATCGCATTGTTGCTTTTATGTATACTGTGGTTGCAACTCGATGAACGGTACGCACAAAATGAAACTCAAAAAATTTACGCCAGTGGACAACGAATCGACAACTATTGTTTTCCTGATATCTACGTCCGGCGCGGATCCGAGCATGACTGTGCTTGATTGCGTGATCAATGACTCTGGCGTGTTTGTCGTCGAGTCAGACGGTGAGTCGGTGATCGTCGAAGATATTGGCGAACACTTTCCATTGCTCGATATGGGCAGCCCGTCACATCGCGATGAGGCGTTTTTTGAGTACGAATCTATATTAGTAGAGTCTGGCGGATATATACCTATACCTGACAAACTCTGTTAATATAACTACTTGGCGAACTGATTTCAGACCGCCATTAACATAAAGAGGAGGCCATATGGCTATTGAAGTGCAAAACACGTCGGACGTTTCGACGACATATATAAAAATGTTGGTGTACGGGCAGGCTGGCGCAGGTAAAACTACGCTGATCAAAACGTTACCAAATCCAATTATCTGTTCTGCCGAGGGCGGATTACTTAGCATCAAGGACGCGGATCTACCGTTCATCAAAGTTGGATCGATGACTGATCTGCGCGATGCGTATTTCTGGCTGGTGGATAACGGATCGAAGTACGAATCTGTTGCGCTTGACTCAATCTCGGAGATTGCCGAGGTCGTTTTGAACCACGAGAAGAAGCAGGCCAAGGATCCAAGGCAGGCATATGGAGCTATGCAGGAACAGATGACGGACTTGATTCGTGCGTTCCGAGATCTACCAATGCACGTCTACATGACCGCGAAATTGGAAAAGATGACGGATGAAACGGGCAAGATTTTGTACGCCCCGAGTATGCCCGGCAACAAAACCGGACAGCAGCTCCCGTACTTTTTCGATGAGTTGTTAGCGTTGCGCGTTGAGAAAGATTCTGAGGGCAACATCTGGCACGGGCTGAAATGTAAGGGCGACTCTGCATGGCAGGCTAAGGATCGTTCCGGTTCGCTCGATGAGTGGGAAGAGCCGGATCTCGGCAAGTTAATTAAAAAGATTGGAGGTGCGTAATGGAAAGTGTACGACTGCAGCGCGTGTCCCGAGAATGGATCAAGGCCAAGGAAACTGAGCGCAAGGCCATTGAGACACGCCGAAAGCTCGAAGATGAAATGAAAGAAATGTTGAAGATTGATGATCAGATCGACGGCACCACTCGCCTCATCGATGGCGATCTATCGGTCAAGATAACGACCAGACTGAATCGTAAGATTGATTCTGGAAAACTACAAGATCTGGCAAACGAGCATGGCCTGTCGGATCACCTGAGCACTTTGTTCCGCTGGAAACCAGAGCTTGACATGAAGATCTGGAAGCAGGCGGACGAGAGCATTACCAAACCGCTGCTCGACGCCATCACTACGACGCCAAGCAGACCATCATTTGCAATCACAAACGAAAAAGGAAATTAAAAATGGATCTAGAATTTGATAACCACGATTTAGTAATGGACGATGCACCTCGAGATTACTCACCAGTACCTGACGGCTGGTACGACGCTCGTATTATGGGCGCTGAGATCAAAGTAACCAAGGCCGGAAACGGGCGCTATATTGCTATCAGGTATGATATTATCGGTGGTGACTATAGTGGTCGAGTTATCTTCGGGAACATAACCATCAACAATAAAAGCGCGGCAGCTGAAGGTATTGGCAGAAAGCAGTTAAGCCAGATCGCAATGGCTGGTGGGATGTCTGCGCTACCGAAAGACAGCGATGAGCTGGTCGGCATCGATCTTAAAATCAAAGCTACGATTAGGGCTGCAACTGAGCAATGGCCTGCAAGCAATGATGTTAAGGACTGGAAACCAATGGACGGTGGATCTGCAATGCCAACGCCGCCTAAAAAATCTAATGGTGCAACTGCGCCTTGGGCGAAATAAACAGAGGGCTTCGGCCCTCTTTTTTTAAGGGAACGCATGAGTAAAATCGTAGAGCTGATTGACAGATACCACCAAGAGAAAACTGATACGCAGCGTGGACACATGGGCGGCAGTTTGCTCGGGCATAAGTGCGAGCGATATCTTTGGTATATGTTTCGGTGGACGTTCGCGGAGAACTTCCCCGGTCGTATCCGACGGCTATTCCGTCGAGGCCACGATGAGGAACGCACCATCGTCAGTGACCTGCGAGCAATCGGCATTGACATCCGTGACGTTGGAAACAATCAGGCCCGAGTTGATTTTGGCGGACACGTTAGCGGATCAGTTGACGGAATAATTAAGGGCGGTGTTCCCGGTCATGAGATGGAGGAATTTTTAGCAGAGTTTAAAACGCACAACAAACGTTCTTTTGACGCCGTGTCGAGAAAGGGCGTTCAAGAGTCCAAGCCTATGCACTACGCTCAGATGCAGGTGTATATGCTTGGGAAAGAAATACATAAGGCGTTGTACGTTGCCGTGTGCAAAGACAACGATGAGATGTACACCGAGATCGTCGAGTTCGATAAAGAGTTTGCCGAGCGTTTGCTGCGCAAGGGAGAATGGGTTGCGACCTCGATGGAAGCTCCACCAAGACTGTCAAGCGATCCAACTTGGTTTGCTTGCAAGATGTGTCCGGCAAAACATATTTGCCACGAGAATAAACCGACCAAACAAATTAACTGTCGGACGTGCGCTCACTCAGAGCCGAAAGACAATGGCACTTGGACTTGTAATAGACACAACGCAGATAATATTCCCGAGGATTTTCAGCATAAAGGATGCGACGATCACATACTGCACAAGGACGTTGTGCCTTGGTCGAGGATGGAAGGCGACGATCCAAACGTTGTCACGTTCGAGATCAACGGTCAGTTCATTAAGAACGGCAATGGAGAGGATTGTTTTGCAAGCAGTGAGCTTGTTAGCAATACGGATGCTTGTCTGAGTCCAGACGAGTTTATTGGAAACCTAAGATCTAACTTTGGGGGAAAGATATCAGGATGAACGTATTAGATTTATTTAGCGGTATTGGCGGTTTTAGTTTAGGGCTAGAGCGAGCTGGATTTAAAACTGTTGCATTTTGCGAAGTAGATAAAAAATGCCAAGCAGTATTAAAAAAACACTGGCCTGATGTACCTATGTTTGATGATGTATCAAATTTAAAAGGAAAAGACATTGAAGAAAAAATTGACGTTATCTGCGGAGGATTTCCATGCCAA